ATGAACAGCTTACCAAACGCATTGGACGTTTCCGGTCGCGAAAGCGGTTATGTGCCTGACATTTCTGTCGTCTCGCCGGGCGATATCGGTATGGCCGCAGCGCTCTACATCGAAGCCGGTCTATCCGTGCTGCCGGTCGCCATCGGCAAGCATCCCGGTTCCATCGTGGGCAGCAACTGGCCGTCGAAGTCGAGCCGCGAGGCGAAGACGGTTTGCGACTGGTGGACGGCGCACCCTGACGCCGGAATCGCCATCCATACCGGGGCGAGCGGGATAACCGCGTTCGATCTGGACATCGATGCCGAGACATTGCCAAGCGAACTGGAATGGCTCGATGCCGGTCGGTTCCAATCGTCACGGGGCGGGATCGGTGTACGCGGGCATTACGTGTTCCACACGGGGACCGAAGTGTTCACATCGGGAGACCTGAAGCTCTCCGATGGCAGAACGGTTGGCGACGTGCGCAGCGGTAACAGCGTGATCCTGGTCGACCCGTCACCGCACCCGAAGTCACACCAGGGCGGGGAGTATCAATGGCGGGCCAATGACGCCGGTGAGCCGTTCCCACCGCTGCCAGAGGCCGCACGCGCCTACCTGCGCCCACTGGGCACCCTGACGGCACGCGGCGGTCTGGCTGCCGCCGACGCAGCCGTGAGCGCTGCCCTGGCCGACTGGACGGGGTGTGAGCGACCGAAAGCACTCGACAACCTGACCGGCTCGATACGCCGTGCGCGTTCGGGTACCCGAAGCCGGACGCTCAACGCGCTACGGATCGCGGCCTGTGAATCGCGATTGGGTTTCTACCCGCTGGCCGATGCCGTCGAACGGATAAAGGTCGCCGCCATCGATTCGTACACCGCTCGCGGTGAGAGCTTCGAGGCGCACATGGGTGGGCACGAATTCGGGCGGTTGATTGGTAACGGTGTCGGCTATGCGAGTAGTCGCACTCTGGCCGATATCGACGCCGAAGCGCGACGGCTGTACGGCACCAGACACACCGACAACGTGATCGCGTTTCCGAGCAAGGCAGGTATCACGGTGCCAACCGGCGAGAAGCATTGCAAATCAATCGAAATGGAGTTCTGGGAGTCATCAGATCAGTTGCGAGACCTCCACCAGTTCGCCCGCGCGCGCATGGTGGGACCGTGGGCCATGCTCGGCAACGTGCTGGCTCGCGTCGTAGCTCACATCCCGCCGCACGTCGTGTTGCCCCCGACCATTGGAAGCCACGCGAGCCTGAATATTTTCGTCGCTCTTGTCGGTCGCAGCGGCGACACGAAATCGGTGTCCATGTCCGCCGCTGGAAACTGGGTCAAAATCGAGCCCGATTATCAGCCCTGCAAACCGGGTAGCGGAGAGGGATTGGCGAAGTGCTTCGCATATCGAACCAAAATGCCGAACAACGGCGGGTGGACTCAAGTCGGTAAGCAATGGTCGGTGCTGGCGAAGCTACCCGAAGTCGATACGCTGACCGCAAGTGCTGCCAGGGGTGGTGCAACGATCATGAGCACGCTTCGTGAAGGCTGGTCAGGCGAACGCATCGGCACCGACTACGCAGGCGAAGACAAGCAAATCGTGTTGCACGCCAACCGATATCGGCTATGTCTGGTCATGGGCGTGCAACCCAACCGATCCCGTGCGCTGTTCGATGACGCTGACGGCGGTACACCGCAACGGTTCCTTTGGTTGCCGTCTGATGATCCCGACATGCCAGATTCCGAACCGGATGAACCGCCCGTACTCGATCTCGGTCGCTGGGAGCGAGCGAATCCAATGGCGAATCTGGTCGGCGATGTCGACCTCATTCGTAACGGTCAGCTTGGCGACGTGGCTGATCCCGCTGATTTCGATGTACTCGCGATTCCCGATTCGGCACGCGATCAGATCAAGGCGACACGTCGTGCCGTAGCTCGCGGCGATCGGTCGGTGAATCCGCTTGACGGTCACAAGTTGTTGGTTCGGCTCAAGGTTGCCGCAGCGCTGATGGCGCTGGAAGGCCGACGCAAGACGATCACCGAATCGGACTGGGAGCGTGCCGGGACTGTCATGGCGGTTTCAGACCGCACGCGAAAGCAAGTGATCGAAAAGTTGCAAGCGCAGCGTTCCGAGGAGAACGAAGCGCGGGGCCGATTCGAAGGTGAACGCGCGGACGTAGCAGAACAGACGAGAGCAGAGCGCGCAATCCATCGTGTTTCGGAAAACATCGTGCGCATACTCCGAACGAAGTTCGACGGCAGTGCAGCGCGTGCGGAACTACGGACTAAGGTCGCGTATCGAGACCGCGAACACTATGACGACGCCGAAACGTATCTCGTTGAAGCACAACGGATTGAGAAGGCGAGATCAGACAACCACGGTCCCGATGGCTTCGTCCTGACGCTGCGCGACGACACAGCCAGCAAATGACCGCCGAAGGTTTGCCGGGCACCCTGTACAGGCTGTACACCCTGTACACGACCGTGCATCAATGGGTTAGGCCGAAATGCAAAAGACCAGGATAGATGGATTTATTCATAGGCCGTATATGCGTCAGAAACTGGATTCCGGAACCGACGTACAGGGTGTACAGGGTGTACAGCCTGATTTGCCCGAAGGGAGGTCGCGACAGCAAACAGCGAATCGCTGGCGAATCGCGCTGCGTCCAAACCGAAGACACGCCGACGCGCCGGTCGCCGCGTCAACGAATCTAGGGAACACTTGAACGATGAGCGTCGAAACGACCTCGGCCGCCGCCCTGGTGTCCGTCACCGACGATCAGGCCGACACACGACCGCGCCAGCGTCAAGCACGCACCACCAAGCAAGCGGCTGAACCGAGGGCGCTCACGCTGATCTGTGAGCGGTGCGAACGCCCGGTGCGGGGTGTGGGCGCAGGATTCGCCTACGTCGATCTGCGGGACGCTCAGGCGGTCGCCATGGGTCATCGACCACCTGGGGCTGAGGACGGCGGCAAGGCCGGCTGGTCGGTCGCCCACAAGGCGTGCGCGCCGGAAGCGACCGCGACGATCAACCCGTACTTCCGTATGTGGGCAGAACGCGTCTCCACCACTGACGATCTGCTCGACGCCGTGGCCGATCTGAGTCGCCTGTCGTGGTTCGGCCACACCGACTGGGGCGGTCTGGTGCGTCGACTGCTGGCCGACACCGAACACGACCGCACGGAGGGGCCAGCGCAACGCGCACGGCAGGCCGCCGAACGGCGCGCAGGACAACTCGCTGCCGATGATCCCCGCCACGGAACGGTCAACGGCTACAACAATTACGGCTGCCGGTGCGAAGAGTGTCGGCTGGCGTTCTCCGACGCGCACGCCCGCAAGAAGGCGGCGAAGGCGGCGCTGAGCGCCGCACACAGCGACGATCACGGGTCAGGTGGGGTCGATGGACACTGAAGCGTTCCTGACAGCGCTCGCGGGCTATCTGGCCGGTGTGGGCCTGGCCCAGTGGTCAGCCGTGGGTGACTACCGCGACGATCCCGCGCTGCCAGCCATCCAGTTCGCACAAGCCGACGTACCCGACACCTTGTGTGTGCTCACCGTGACCGGCCGCAACGAAGCGTTACGTCAGTGGGACGTGGCATTCACGTTCCGCGCGACCGGTGTGAATCCCTTACCGGTCGAGAAGCTGGCCGACGCAGTGTCCGATCACTTTCGCATTGCGTTCGATCTCCGGTCTCAGGGCCAGTGGGTCGGCGGATCGATTCAGGTTATGCCAACGGTCGCGCTGCCTGGCGGGCTGACTCTGACCGAGGTGTCTCAGAAATTCCGTGGCACAGCGGAGTTGACATCCGCGGCTAAGCACAAAGGGTCACGGTTCGTCCGGTCGGACAGCTACCGGATGACGGTGCGTGGTTGAGCGCGTCATGTCGAGTGTGCGTAAGCCGTGTGTTGAGCCGGGATGTCCGAACTACGTCGAAACGACTGCTGTTTCGGCACGCCAGTCGGTCAAGCGGAATCGGTGCCGCGACCATCAACGCGCATTCGACCGGGCATACGACCGGGTGCGAGACGGTCGCCCGAATCGGGTCGCCCGAAACGACTCGGAGTATCGCGCGATTCGCAAACCGATAGGCCTACGGTGCGCGTTGCGGATCGCGGGTGTCTGCACCGGGTGGGCGACGACGTGGGACCACAAGACTCCGCTCGCCGCAGGCGGAACGCATCACCGTTCGAACCTCCAACCGGCCTGCGTTCCGTGCAACTCGTCAAAAGGCGCTCAGATCAGCACTCCGAAACCGTGAAAAGTTCGGACACTTGACATCCCATCGCCCCGCCATCCCCGGTTCCTTTTGCTTACAACGGCGGCGTTTCGGCGGATTGTGGCCGATCTCGGCTCAGACTGGCCGATTGCGGGCGCTGTATCGCGCACTGACGCGTGTTCTCGGTTACCGGGCTCCACGGGCTGGTCCTTCCGCGAGCGTCGGATACATCGGCGCTAGAGCACAATAAGCGGCGAACGCGCCTTCGGTTTCACTTGGGCGCGGTCGAACGCCATCATCAACGCGTACGCGCAGTCGATCTTGCCGCGCGACTTCTGCTTAGCCAGCGTGAATCCGCGTTCGTTGGATCGGACCACGGCGTTGAGAATCTGTTGGGCGTAAGTGGGATCGCCGTCGTGGGATAGCTCTCGGCGTTTGATCGCTTCGTACAGGTTTCCGAACGCCGGGGTGCAGCGTTCTAGAGTCTGCGGGAACTCGACCATCGGTATGCCCTCGTCAGCCAGTTGCTGCGCGGGAAGCTCGAACAGTCTCGGATCGAAGGCGACCTCTACCAGTTCGTATCGGGTGTCGAGTTCCCGAATGAAAGCCATGATGTCGCTGACATCGATAGCGCCGTCAGCGGTCGGCATCCAGATCTTGGCTTGGGTGTGAAGCTGGCCGGTGGGGCGACGTTGGGCGATGATCAGCGCCGTCGAGTCACGTTTGAGTCCGACGTCTAGACCCACCCATGTCGGCGCGCCGTCACGCAACCGGTATGGATTGGCGAGCGTGTCCCAGATCCGCCGGCCGTCTGATCCCAGCCAGGAATCGATTCCGTCACGCCACTGTCCGAGGTGAAACACGCGGAAGTGCGATTCAGGGCTCATTTCCACAGCCGTTTCCAGCGCGTCGATAGCCTGATACCCGGCAGCCAGCGCAGGGCACGCCTTATGCCAGGCGTTTCGGTCTCGCACGTCGCAGGTCTCTGGCGCGCTGTATTCGGTGAACGCAAAGCCTGGTGGTGTGCGTCCGTCGAGATAGGCCGAACGCAGATGCCACAACGCTGATCGTTCGCGATCCAGACCAGGGGTGCCGACGCCGCACACCAGTGACCGTGAACGTTTACCGGAGGCTAGAACCATTGCCGTCCAGCTTTCCAGCGGTTGGAAGCCGATCTCGTCGACGATTGCCAGTGTGGGATCGAGACCTTGCAACCCGTCAGGATCGTTGGCGATGGGAAAGCACGTCCCGCCGTTGTAGCCCACAGCGATACGTGTTGATCCGATTGCGGTGTAGGTGATCGAACGCTGCGACAGCAGTGGTTCTGCATCAACCATCTTCGCGGCGACATCGAACACCGACCGCTGCGCCTGGCCGACCGTGGTCGCCATGATCGGTACCTGCGGCTCACCGGTGTCATTGATGTCGAACGTGGCCCAGACCGCCAGGGCGGCGAGCTTGGTTGACTTGCCCTGTCCACGCGGCGTTTGAAGCACGCTCTGCCGGACGCCGGGGGCGAGGCTGTCAGCGATCCATTCCTGCTGGAACGGGGCTAGCCGCAGCGGTTGCCCGAAGCCGTAGCCTTTCGGCGCGCGGCAGTACGTCTCGATGAATCTGATGGCCCGTTCGGCGGGATCGGTCTCGGGCCAGTCATACCAGGGACCGGGTTCCAGGCTGCCGAATTTCGAGCGTGCATTTCCAGCGGTCGCCATTTCGCGTGTCTCCCTTTTCTCTGTCACCACATTCGCATATCGTGAATATCGGTGCCACAGGTGACACGGCCAAAAATGGCAGTTGGCGCCCACGTTGTCGAATAATCACTCTCGAATTGCAATCGCGTGAAGCGATATGAAATGCGATTTGGGATGGAAAAGGAAAGACGGTCTGATGGCCCGCTGGTGGCAGCGCAAGAGTCCTGCCGAGCAGCAACGCGCGCAGAGCTGGTCGGTCTCCGATCCCGCTATTGCTGAACTGTTCGGTCTCGGCACGCCCAATCTGACCGGTCAATCTGTAGGTGAGCAATCGGTGTTGGGACTGGCCGCTGTCTACCGTGCTGTCTCGCTCATCGCCGGAACTATCGCCAGTCTGCCGATGCGAACCATCGTGACCAACGCCGATGGAAGCACCACCCGCGCACGATCCTTTCTCGATACGCCCGGCGGGCCGACGGGGCCGACAGCGTTCGAATGGAAGGAAAGCGTTCTCGTTCATCTGCTGCTGCACGGCAACGCCTACTGCGCCCACATCTACGGCGGCGCAGGCCAGATCGTCGGACTGTTGCCGATCCATCCGAGTGCGGTCAGTGTCGAAATCGATGAGCGCACGGGGACACGGTTCTACACCGTTGCGCTTTCCGATGGAACTCGCCGACTGCTCGACGCAACGCAGTTGACGCACATCCCAGCACTGAGCACCGATGGTGTGGTCGGTCTGTCACCGATTGCGGTTGCGCGAAACATGTTCGGTACGTCGCTGGCGGGTGAGCGCGCCGCCGCGCGGATGTTCTCCAACGGTGCGATGGTCTCGGGAATCGTCACCCCCGAAGAGGATCTGACCGCCGACGAAGCAACGACGATCAAAAACGATCTACGCAACCGACTGCAAGGCACGGCCAATGCAGGCGATATCGCCGTCATCAATCGCAAATTGAAATTCACGCAGTGGAGCATGAATGCTGAAGACGCGCAATTCCTGCAATCGCGCGCCTTTCAAGTCGAAGAAATCGCACGGATTTATGGTGTTCCGCCGCACCTATTGATGCAGACCGAAAAGCAGACCAGTTGGGGAACCGGAGTTTCCGAACAGAACCGCGGATTCGCGCGATACACACTGGAACCGTGGACTACACGCGTGCAGGAACGGCTGTCGCGACTGCTGACCGGCAATCGGAAAGTCGAGTTCGACTACAGCGCGTTCGTGCAGCCATCTCCCGAGATCGAGATCCCGCTTCTGATCCAGCAGGTCGAATCCGGCTTGCTCACGGTCAACGAAGCGCGCAAGATTCGTAACCTTCCGCCGCTACCGGGAGGCAACATCGCAAGCGGAACCGATACGGCCGGCGAATCTGACGGTGGTACGCAAAGCATCGGCAGCGCCGATGATTTCGGGACCGTACCCGACGCTGGAACCCTGCGCGTCGCCAGCGACCCCCGCCACCCACCCGCCCTGGCGGCAGGATTCATGACGCCGCTAGTCCTGCCTCCGACGACCAATGGAGCACACCGTGAATGAGACCCGTTTCGGTGTCGAACTTCGCGCCGAAGTCAGCGGCAACAAACTCGTCGGACACGCGGCGGTGTTCGGTCAGTTCGCGACGCTGCCCGGCCATCTGGAAGCGTTGAGCCGCAGCGCATTCGACGCCGTACGCACCGATGCGAAGACCGACGTACGAGCACTCTACGAACACGACCCGTCCAAGCTGCTCGGGCGGCAGGCTTCCGGCACGCTGCGGTGGTCGGTCGACTCGGAGGGGCTGCCTTTCGAGGTCGACCTACCCGACACCACCCACGGGCGCGACGTGCGCGAGCTAGCCGCACGCGGTGACCTGACCGGCGCGAGCTTCGGCTTCGTGCCCGGTGCCGATGAGTGGGGCCATGTCGAAGGCCAGCAGGTCCGTACCCACACCTCGGTAGCTCGCCTGGTCGACCTGTCGGTGGTCGCCTTCCCGGCTTACACCGGAGCCACCGTGATGTTGCGGAGTCTCGACCGCGTGAAAGCCACTGTGGCAACGCCCGAATCAGCACGCTCACAACTGATTCGGACACGACATCGAATACTGCTGACATGAACTGCTCGACCACCGAAACCGCAGTCACACAACGCCATAGCTCCATTCGAAAGGAACCAGAATCCATGAATGCCACCGCACTCATCGACCGCCGCGACGACGTACTCACGATCAACGGCGTGCCGGTCGGGCCGTTGTTCGGCAGTGAGCCGAATCCCGCCGAGACCGATCCCGGCGCGCCTCCGGTCACCGTCGAAGAGATCCTGGCTGCGCTACAGAGCATCATCGACGCCGCTGAAGGTCGACCGCTCTCGGAAGACGAGATTAAGCGGTACGAAACGCTCGAAGGCCAACTCAGAACCGTTCAGCGCAGCGCCGAAATACGCTCGCGCCAAGCGGCATATACGACGCCGGTCCCGGGCGGTCTCGCGTCGGTGGTCCACACCGGCGCAGTGCGCCGTGACGACACGCTGGAACGCGCATTCGATCACTATCTGCGTACCGGTCGCGAAAACCAAGACATCACCGAACTGCGCGCACAGGGCACGTCGCCCGATACCGCTGGCGGATTCCTGGTGCCCGAAACGATGCGGCAGAAGCTGACCGAACGACTCAAGGCCTTCGGAGGCCTGGCGTCAGCAGTCGAGGAGATCGTCACCACCAGCGGTGAGCCGCTGCGCTGGCCGACGCTGGACGACACCGCAAACGTCGGTGTGATTACGCCGGAGAACACCGCACCCGCATCGGGCGGAGCAGACTTGGTGTTCGGTGAGAAGACACTCGGCGCGTTCAAGTACGTCGCACCGGGTGCGAACAATCTACCGCTGCGCGTATCGGTGGAACTGTTGCAAGACAGCGCATTCGATATCCAGGCGTTGGTGGAACGCAAGCTCGGTGAGCGCATCGGGCGCAGACAGGCACTCGATTGGGTGAGCGGTAACGGTACGACTGAGCCGTTCGGTATCGACACCGGAACCACGGTCGCGGTTGACACCTTCGATGCGGCCACGCCTACCTATGACGAGTTGGTCGACGCGGTTCATCAGGTCGACCCGGCTTACCGGGCGGCTGCGGTGTGGACCTTCAACGATCAGACGTTGGCCCAGATCGAACGCCTGGTGGATGGTTCGGGTCGACCGTTGCTCAACCCGGCTGCCGAGGGCATCTCTTCGGGACCGGCGAACACCACGCTTCTGGGATACCCGGTGATCATCGATCAGGCATGGCCGACCTATGCCGACGCGACCACCGGGCGATGGGGTGCGTTCGGTGATCTGCGAAGCGGATACGTCATCCGCCGCGTGAAGGATCTGACGCTGATCGTCAATCCGTACTCGCGCGCCAATGAGGGCCAGGTCGAGTACACCCTGTGGGCGCGCGCCGATGGCGTCCCACAAGACACCAACGCCTATCGCGTTCTGATCAACGAAACCGCGTAACGAATCTTCCTGGCGGCAGCGGGTTGGACCCACCGTTTCCCCGATCCGCTGCCGTCAGGGACCGAATCGAAAGGCTCACCATGGCTGACAAGCGCACCATCGCTGAACTGGCCCAAGACAAGGCGTATCTCGAAACGTGTCTGCGCGAGGTCAACGCCGAAATCGCGCGCCGCGCCGGTCAGACCGATCCGCCCGAATCAGAGTCAGACAACCGTGTCGAAACGGCCACCGATAGCGCGGTCGAGGGTCGAGAGCGGGCCACCGAGTGAGTTGGCAGCCGCCGTACGCCACCCCCGAAGAACTCGCCGCATATATGGGCGAATCAGCGGCCACCGACACCGCTGAATTGACCCTGGCAATCGAAGCGGCGTCACGGTCGGTGGATCGGGCGTGCGACAGGCAGTTCGGCCAACTCGACACACCCCAAGTGCGGTTCTACACCGCCCGATACGACCGAGATCGTCGTCGTTGGGAGATCCCCACCGACGACTTCGCCACAACTGTCGGTTTGGTTGTGGAATCCGCCGGCCTTGCCACCGGCGCTACAATCACCGGTGTTCTTCCGGCACCGATCAACGCCGTCGCGAACGGTTCGGTGTGGACATCGCTGGTCGTCAACGCCGACAGCAGCGTGATTCCGGACAGAACAGAAAACGGCGTGAAGGTCACCGCGCAGTTCGGTTGGCCCGAGATCCCGCCGACCATCAAACTGGCGACGCTCATTCAGGCGTCGCGGTTGTTCGCGCGTCGACACGCGCCGTTCGGTGTGGCCGGTAACCCCGAGGTCGGTCAAATGAGGCTGCTGGAAAGGCTCGACCCTGACCTCGCTGTGTCGGTGCGACCATTCGCACGTATCTGGGGCGCGGTCTGACATGGCCGTCCGTCGAGTCAAACTTTCCCGCACCCGCCCTGGCGGGCTGAGTCGTCGGTCTGCGCGCCAACAACCCAGAGACAGCCGTGGCCGGTTCGCCTCCACTGGGGCGGCTGGCGCACGTCGGGCCAACACTGACGACGAGCCGCAGAACAAGCGCACTCGACGCCGTGTGCTCGGCACTGCCGCAGTGGGAGTGGCGGTGGCCGGTGTAGCGGTCGCAGCGGGCCAAGCGCACCCGGCCAGCCGCACCCGCACTGCGTCGACGCGACGCCAGATCAGACGCACCCATGAGCGCCGGGTCTACGTTGACGCGGGCAAGATGGCGATGCATCGCAACTCCCGGTTCGATGTGGTTGCCGTCCATAAGGCCGCTCGCGCTGAGTCACGGGAAGTGACCAAGGGTTTCCACAAGCAGGCGAAAGCGGTACGTAAGTCGAAGCGCTCATCGGTGCGCAAAACGAGCGCAGCACGCAGACGTGGAATCCGTACCGTCAAACGGTTACGGAAGCGGTGAGCACCGCGTGATGCCGATAGCAATCTTCGAAGCCATCACCGCCCATCCTGACCTCAACGCACTCGGCATCACCCCCGCGACGGTGTTCGAAGCTGAGTCGCTGAACGCCGATAACAGGCCGAACGTCGATGCTCATTTCGTCACGGTTCGCTTCTTAGAGCAGACAATTTCGGCTGTTGTCAGGCGTGGCCCACGTGCGATGGAGGTCGCCGTCCACGTGGACTGGACGCTGACACGCGACTACACCGGCATCAATCGCATCTTGAATCGAGTTGACGCGGTTCTGGTGCCGTTCGAACAGGTGACCGGCAGTGACGGAATCCGAGTGGCGTGCATCCGACCGATGGGACGGTCTCGAAACCTCACCGATCCCGGCTGGCGCACGATCAGCCGCTACGCCACCTATTCGGTACTGACCGACGAGTCGGCGACGTGAGCATCGGCGTTGCGCGTCACAGTATCCGATCTATCGGGCAAGTTCCTCTAACGTCATCACTCCGACTTCGGCAACAATAACTGCTCTAAAAGCGAAGTCGAGTAATCGATCTGGATTCCCTTCGACCGCAACCGTGACGGTGCCAGTCGTTGGGTCCGGAGTCGGGTCTCGGACGATCAGAGTACTTCCAAGCGGCGCTGCCCACGGCCGCGCGTGTGCATAGCCGCTGAGCATCTGCCAGGTGTTGAGCAGTACCAATTCGGAATCCCAGCCGCCCGTACCTATTGCGGTTGTGAGCTTCCCAGCGGCTCTTACCATGTCCGTATCGCTAGTGGTCCGCTGACCGTAGGTCCGACGCGTGAATGGTATTGATGGAGCAAGACACGAATTCGCCTGTTGCACTATCCAATCGAGTCGTCGTTCGATGTCAGCTTCCCAAGCGTCGAAAGTCGCGGTCTCCGCAGCCGGTCGCTGCTGATGCATAGGCTCCGTCTTGGTGGTTTTCATCCAAGCTAGTTGGGACTTCAGGTCGTTGAACATGAACTCCATCGCTCGGCAACGACGTTCGTCCCGTGTACTGGCGCTGGCCATCCATAGGGCCGTCGCCGCCCCGGTGATCGCCGTTCGAATCATCGTGGCTTGAGCGTATGGGTGTGGCTTGTCCAGCGTCTTAAGTGTTAGCACTAAGCAACGTAGGTGGTCGAGTGCGCTAAGCAGGCATTGCGCAATATCTTGACTTAGTGTCCGGTGAATGGGGTGAAAGAACCGGTCGTCATCGAGGATCGCGGAAGGATCGGACACGCGAACAGATGTCAACCGTTCGATTGCGTGGCCGATGCGCTCGTTCAACCACTCGTAGCCCGTTTCGACAGTCGGTGATTTGTCCTCATCGCTCAT